TAGCGGACACGACAAAGGACCTCGGCAAAAACGTACAGGCCGCAATAGAGGGAGACGAAGAGCTCGCGGAAACTTTTCGAAAACTCAAAGTGCCAATCAAAGATGCACACGGCAATATGCGAGATATGGATGAGATATATCAGCGCGTTATATTCTCCCTCGCAGATATGGAGGAGGGCATAGAGCGCAATAATCTTGCAATGAAACTGTTTGGCGAATCCGGCATTAAGCTTAACCCGATCCTTAATGAGGGGAAAGAAGGGATTAAACAATGGTATGAAGCGGCCGAGGAAATGGGCTATGTCATGGATGAGGTATCGCAGAAAAACATGGAAAATATGAGCCGGAAGATAGATACCCTAACCACAAATCTTAAGGGCGGTTTTCGCCAGGCGATAACGAGTCTGATCGAAATTTTGAGCGGCGACGTGACGCTGGGAGACATGAGGCAGCGCCTCATATACGAAAACAGCAATTCTGCCTATAAAAGCGGCAGGGCGGGCCGCAACGCCGCTGGCACCGACAACTGGCGCGGCGGCCTGACTTGGGTAGGCGAGAACGGGCCGGAACTGATAGACTTACCGAAGGGGAGCAGCGTGTTGAATAATCAGGAGAGCCGCAGCGTGGGCGGCGACACTTTTAATATCAGAGTTGATATGTCGCAGATAAGCGATATACAAAAACTGGTAGACATGGCGAACAACTACCGACGCAGCGTACGGATGGGGTACGGAGGATAATATATGGCGACATTAGCAGACTTGCCGCTCGGGGCAACAATACTCATCCCGGTAGGCACCGAAGAAAACAGGCTATGCGAGGTGGCGGATAAAAATAACCTCGTATCCGGCGGCACGGTGCTGGTATACAAAAAAATATACGAATTTTCACAAGCTAACGATTCAGCTCTCTACCCGGGTGGGAAACTGGATAACCTGATAAAAACCACAATATTTAACAGCTTTCCGCAAACGCTGCGCGAGAAAATGATAAACGCCACCTTCTCACTCTATGGCAGTGGCAGCATAACCCGCAAGATGTTCGCCTTGACCTACACCATGGCGGGCTTCGGTACGAACAACGGCACCACCGAGGGCAAAGCGCTCCAACACTACAACAGCGACGCAAACCGAATTAAGAAGAGACATAACGACTCGTATGCTACCTGGTGGTGGCTGTCGTCGTGCCACGATACCACCTCCTACTTGCGCTACGTCGACTCCGATGGCACCGACGGCGGCAGAAACCGCCCGAACTCCGCTGGCGCTGTCCCCGCTTTTGTAATCCCTCAATCAACACAGTTGGAAGATAACCAAAACCCCGACGGCAGCTACTGCATAAAGGGCCTGCTTCCGAACGACAAAATAACCGCAACGGCGACAAAACCAAAAAACACATACGCCGGAAGCTGGGAGACCGTAAGATTCGAGTGGACGTACAAAAGCGAAAACGGCATCCCACAGAAAAAATACGAACTACAATATAAAGACACGTCACATACAGAATGGACGGAGCTGCAAACAGGAGAAACGGCAAACACATACGCCGACATACCGCCGAACACCTTAGCTGCGGGAACCGTATACTGGCGTGTGCGCTGCACTAATATTTATGATGCCGTATCCGCATGGAGCACGGAAGTATCGTTTACGGCTCAGGGCAAACCATCCACACCGACGGTATCCGCAACGGCAAGCCCGAGGCCGGTGATAACGTGGACAGGCGAAGGGCAGCTTGCTTATCAGGTGAAGGTAGACGATGCGGTGCTCCGCACCGCTTACAGCACTGACGGGCAGTATAAGGTTAAAGAATATCTGGCTGATGGCGCGCACATAGCCGCGGTGCGGATACAGAACGAATACGGCCTGTGGAGCGATTGGGGAACGGCTGTATTTACCGTTGCCAACACCCCCGGCGCGCCAATAACACTTTTTGCCGCGGGCGGCGAAAAAGCGACCCTTGCGTGGACAGAAACGGATCACAAAACTTACTATATCTACCGCGATGACATACCAATAGCAAAAACCACGGCACACACATACTCCGACCAAATGGCCATAGGGACGCACAAATATAAAGTGCGCGGCGTTGCTGGAGACAGTTACTCCATGTCCAATGAGGTCACGGTCACACTTTCGGTAGACGCGCCGGAGATAGCGGCGCTGGGTGAAATGCAATGGTTGCGGCTGGAATATTCCACCGCGCAGAATAGCCCGCTGGGCGTGTCGGCGTATCAGGATGTAGCGTATCAGTTTTACGCCGGGCGGCGGTATCCCGTGGCTGAGACCTCGCAGCAAATAACCAAAATATGCAGTTTTAACGCTGCTTTTAACGATGCGGCGCAGGCAGCGGCTTTTGAGGGACTGCTGGGCAAGACCGTGATATACAGAGATCAGCACGGCTGCCTGTGCACCGGCCCGCTGATGGGCTTCGAGCTGAGCATAGACCAGTTTTTCAGGGCGTTTTCGTGCAGCGTACAGCAGACGGACAACAATGAGAGGATTGAGCATGATTGATACGATGAGCGTAGTAACCAGCCGCTTTGAGGTGATACGCAACGGAGCTGTTACGGAGCACAATCTGACGGCGGTGGGAGATGACTATCCCACCGTCACCATGGCTGCCGACGGCGAAATAAAGACCTCCATGTACGGCGTGTTCGAGCATAACGACAATGTGGATTATCTAAACGATGAAATAAGGCCGTATTACATCAAGGACGGCATAGAGTATCCTCTCGGCGTATACATGATAGGCACGCTGACCACCAAACACACCAAATACGGCAAGGACGAGGACACCATAGAGGCATACGACCGGGCGCTGAGGCTCAAACAGACCAAAACCGAGACCCGGTATTATATTGCGGCGGGGACGCCATACATGACTGCGATACAGAGCCTTATCCGGGACGCCGGAATACCGCGCATACGGATGGACGATTGCGAGGACACTCTTGCCACAGACCGTGAGGATTGGGAAATAGGAACGGAATATCTCACCATTATCAATGCGCTGCTGTCCGAGATAAACTTTTCGGATGTTTGGTTTGATTTTGATGGGGTGGCCCGCCTTGAAAGGTACGAGGCCCCGTCCAGCTCCAACATAGACCGGGAGTATCGGGATGACGAATATAGTATTATCGCCCCGGAATACACAGAGGAAATGGACATATATGAGGCCCCCAACGTTTTCATCGTCAACGTATCTAACCCTGACTATGACAACCCCATGACCGCAACGGGCATAAATGACAGCATGATCTCCGCTTTGTCCACGGTACGCAGGGGGCGGCGCATATTGGCGACGCCGGTTGAACTGGATAATATAGCAAGCCAGACGGCGCTGCAAAAATACGCGGATAATCTTGCTGTGAAATCCATGTTTGCAACGCAAAAAATCAAATTTTACACGGCCATAAACCCTGCCCACGGCGTAGGAGATGTTATCGCGCTGTATAACGGGGAGCTGGTAGGCGTGTACGAGGAAACCGACTGGAAAATAGAAATACGCCCTGGCGCCCTCATGGAGCATCAGGCAAAAAAGGTGGTGTTTGTGTGATATATCAGGAGCAGGAAGCACTGTTTTTACAAAAGCGCAGGCCATCAGCGGCGAAATTTGCCACCGTGGTGGCAGTGTCCGGCGGCAAAGCCACGCTCAAATTTGACGGAGAAACTACCGCTACGCAGAAACGCTATAAATATAACGCCGCGCTCTCGTTGAAAGCGGGCGACCGGGTAAAAGTGAATAAAATATCCGGCACTTATGTCATAGAATACAAACTGTAGGAGGGCGACTATGCTTACAGGCATTATACGCGGGCAGAGGCTTATGCTGCGCACACCCATTGTGGTGGCGGACAGCATAAACTATCTGACTGCAAAATTTGCGTTTGACGCCGACTGGAAGGGCCGCGTTATCACGGCCTATTTTGTATGCGGAGATAAGACCATAACCGCGGAGCTCGCAAGTGGCGAAATCACTGCAGAACAGGGAATAAACCTCACTGCGGGACGCTGGGAACTGAAACTATCCGGCATAAAGGCCGACAGCCGCGTGACGACGGGCCCGGTATGGTTTGACGTACTGCCATTCGGCGCTGCGGATGGCGAACTGCCGGATATATCCCTGACGCAGTACGAACAACTCCTTGCGAAAATCGGCGACATGGACGAGCTGACCACCGCGGACAAGAATACCCTTGTAGCGGCCATAAACGAGGCGGCGCAGAGCGGCGGCGGATCCGGCGGCGGGGGATTGCCGGCGGGCGGAACGCCGGGGCAGGTACTCACTCGAACCGCAAGCGGCTCGGCGTGGCAGGACGGCACTCCCGGCCCCGTCGGCCCCCAAGGCCCCGAAGGCAAGAAAGGCGATAAAGGCGACACGGGAGCCGCAGGAGAAACGGGCCCCACTGGCCCCAAAGGTGAACAGGGTATCCAAGGGCCTAAAGGCGACCCCGGAGACAAGGGAGAAACGGGCCCCAAGGGGGATACGGGAGCCACGGGCGAACGAGGCCCCGCAGGAGCGCACTATACGCCTTCTGTGACCGCTGACGGCGATTTATCGTGGAGTAATGACGGCGGGCTGGATAACCCCGCCACAGTCAATATACGGGGGCCACAGGGCGCACAGGGAGCCAAAGGCGATACAGGCGAAGGATTTGCCGTGTTGGGCTATTACGCTTCCCTCTCCGCATTACAAGCCGGAGTATCTAACCCCTCCGCTGGTGACGCTTACGGCGTGGGCGCGGGCGAACCGTATGATATATATATCTGGGACGGCGTAAATTCCAAGTGGGTAAACAACGGCCCCTTGCAGGGCGCAAAAGGTGATCAAGGCCCCACTGGCCCTAAGGGCGATACGGGCCCCAAGGGCGACCCCGGCGCGAAGGGCGACACGGGGGCAAGGGGAGAACAAGGCCCCACGGGCGAAGCCGCCGGATTCGGCACACCCACCGCCACGGCAACCACCCTTGACGCGGGAACCCCCGCTACTGTAGAGGTGACAGCTTCCGGCGCAGATACCGCAAAAGTGTTCACCTTTAAGTTCGGCGTTCCCAAAGGTGAACAGGGTATACAAGGGCTTATAGGCAACCCCGGAGACAAGGGAGAACGAGGCCCCGCAGGAGCGCACTTTACGCCCTCTGTGACCGCTGACGGCGATTTATCGTGGAGTAATGACGGCGGGCTGGATAACCCCGCCACAGTCAATATAAGGGGGCCACAGGGCGCACAGGGTATACAGGGCGAACAGGGTATACAGGGCGACCCCGGAGCCAAGGGTGACCCCGGCGCAAAGGGTGACCCCGGAGCAGCCGCTGGATTCGGCACGCCCACCGCCACAGCAAACACCCTCACCGCCGGAGCCGCCGCCACCGTAAAGGTAACGGCAAGCGGCGCGGACACCGCAAAGGTATTTGATTTCGAGTTTGGCATCCCGCAGGGCGAAAAAGGCGCGACAGGCGAAAAAGGCGCGACAGGCGACCCCGGCGCGAAGGGCGATACGGGTGAGCAAGGCCCACAGGGTATCCAAGGCCCCAAGGGCGCGGACGGCTCCAAGGGCGACACCGGGCCGTATTTTACTCCCGCTGTCTCTGCCGAGGGCATACTCTCATGGAGTAATAACGGCGGACTGGATAACCCCGCAAGCGTCAGCATCAAAGGCCCACAGGGGGAAAAGGGCGACACGGGCGCGCAGGGAGCACAGGGAACACAGGGCGAGCAGGGCCCCGCAGGCCCCAACGAGATAACTGCCGACACCGCGACCAACATTAACGGCCTGCTTAAGGGCGTAGGCGGCAAAGTGACACAGGCCGTAGGTGGCACAGACTACCAGCCTCCCATACCTGCCGGCACCTATGCGGCGCCATCACAGGGAAAGGCGGCAGCCCTTTCGGCATCCGCATGGGCAGGCGCGGCGGCGCCTTTTACGCAGGCCGTCACGGTGCAGGGGGTAACGGCAGCCTCTAACATCATCGTCACTCCTGCCCCTGCCTCTCTTGAAGCCTACGGCGCGGCACAGGTGCGCTGCACGGAACAGGCAGCGAACAGCCTGACCTTCACCTGTGAAAAGGTGCCGGAAACCAACTTGACCGTGAATATATTGATCGTGGGGTAATGACAGTATGATATTTAACATGGTGTATGGAGCCGCAGCGGGCGGCGTGGCCTTCGATGTGCAGATTTCGACCTCTCTGCCGGCAGTGGTTGTCGATCATCAGGTGGTCATACTCACCGGCACGGAACCGGGCACTATATGCTTCAGCTATGCGGCGCCGGCGGAACCGGTAAGCGGCGATATATGGATACATACCGTGGACAACGGCGGATACAGCCTGTCCATTGCCGGGGACCAAAGCATATTTTTGACACCCGGCCTTGTTATGCAGTATAATGGCTCTGCGTGGGAATACCGCAACGCATACATAGGCGTCAACGGCGTGTGGACGCTTTTCAGCACTAACAGCCCTCTTTCAAGCTGCACATGGGAACAGATAGCGGGCGTGGCCAACTCCGGCGAGGATGTAAGTAATTTTTGGGAGATAGGCGACAGGAAGCAGCTCCAGCTTACAGACGAGGCTCATGACGTCGCAATATACGATTTCCGCCATGATGACATTGCGGACGGCTCAGGCTACGCCGCAATAACTTTTGGCTTTACCGAGTGCATGAACACAACATACGTGATGAACGGCGGCAGTACCAACGCCGGTGGCTGGAACAACTGCCAGATGCGAACCTCGCGTATGCCGGCAATACTCAATATGTTTCCAGCGGAGCTCAAGAACGTCATAAAGACCGTCAATCGCCGCGTATCCGCCGGAAGCGGAAGCACGACAATAACCATATCAAAGGACAAGCTGTTCTTGCCGACGGAAATAGAGGTGTTTGGCAACACAAACTACTCTGCGGCAGGCGAAGGCAGGAAGTACCCCATCTTCACCACCAACGCCAGCCGTATAAGAAAAGTCGGCGGTGCTGCTGCGGTGTGGTGGCTTGCCTCCCCTTATACGAATAACTATAGTAACTTCGTGGCGGTGGCGGCGGCGGGCTCCGTTACTGGCAATATTGCGAACGATGCGTATGGGGTGCCCCCCTGCTTCTGTATTTAATCCGTTATCCTAATATCCCCGCCCCTTGTGGGCGGGGCAAAAAAATTTTTTGTAAAGGGTATTTTCCATGTCCGTATTAAAAAGCCGTCGCGGTGAAAGTGGTATGCAATTTCTTGAGAACGCATACAACCTTGAGGTATACACGATACGGCAATGTTTAAAATTCCCCAAAAGGTATACGTTTTTCATAACCACGGAGATGACGCGGCTCGCCTCCAGTTGCCATGAGCACGCCAAGGCAGCCAACAGCATATACCCGACAAACGCGCACGAGGCTCAGATGCGCCGGGATCATCTCATAGAGGCGAACAACGACGTGCAAAACCTGCTATCCAAGATAGACATAGCGCGGAGTCTGTTTTCCATAGAGGCCAACGTGATTGAAGCCTGGGTGGAGATGGCCGTCAACGAGGCGTCGCTGCTCTCCGGTGTGCGGCAGGCGGATAAAAAGCGATACGCCGACTTGAAGTAAAAATAAAGTTTGGTTCTGTTCCGTAAATCGTGCTCCCCGTCCTCGCGGTGCTGCTGCGGTGTGGTGGCTTGCCTCCCCTAATACGAATAACAATAATAACTTCGTGGCGGTGGCGGCGGCGGGCTCCGTTACTAACAATAATGCAAACAATGCGTATGGGGTGCCCCCCTGATTCTGTGTGGCCAGACAAAGTAACCGCTGGGCGAAATCAGTGCAATACAGAAGGGGAACAGGACCGTCCCGCATATATTGCGGGTAAATATAACCCCCGATGCGGCGGCCCGGACGCTGCTTGCATGGGCGGCGAATGTGCGATAGCCGCTTTCATGGGCCTGCCCTTTGCAGTCGAGAACGCACTCCATACCAGACTGTACGGGGGTTTTCACCTTGGAGGATAAATGACCAGCGAGGAACGCCGGGAGGCACGATACCAACGCAGGAAGGCGGAGCGCGAAGCAAAAAAACAGGAGCGCAACGAAAACTGCGGCTGCTTTGAAGCCGTGTTCAGCTATGATAACATGTATGATGCGTATAAGCAGACCCGCAAGGGTGTGCTGTGGAAATCCAGCGTACAGACGTACAAGGCAAACGCGCTGGCCAACGTGTACAAGACCCGCGTGGAGCTGTTGAGCGGAAGATATAAAAGCCGCGGCTTTACGGAGTTCGACCTGGTGGAGCGCGGCAAGCCCAGACATATAAAAAGCGTGCATATATCCGAAAGGGTAGTGCAGCGATGCCTTTGCGACAACTGCCTTACGCCGCTGCTCAGTTCCTCCTTCATACATGACAACGGGGCGAGCCTGAAGGGCAAGGGCATAGACTTCGCCCTGGACAGGCTGGAGCGACACCTGCACGAGCATTACCGAAGGCACGGCACGGAAGGATATGCCCTGCTGTTTGATTTTTCAAAGTATTTTGACACGGCGCGGCATAAGCCCATATTTGACGAATACCGCCGGTGCATACGCGATGAGCGGCTGATAGCGCAGGCGGAATATTTCGTTGACCGATTCGGGCCGGAGGGGCTGGGCCTTGGCAGCCAGGTTTCCCAGATAAGCGCGCTGGCGCTGCCCAATTCCTTAGACCACCACATAAAAGAGAAATTGCACATAAGGCATTATGCCCGCTATATGGATGACGGATACCTTCTCCATGAGAGCAAAGAGTATCTGCGCCGCTGCATGGAGGACATACATGAGCGGTGCGCCGCCCTCGGCATAGCGCTGCACCCGACAAAAACGCGCATAGTGAAGCTCAGCCGGGGCTTCACCTTCCTTAAGACCCGTTTTTTCCTGACGGACAGTGGGAAAGTGGTGCGAAAAATAGATCCCGGCTCCGTCGCAAGGATGCGCCGCAAACTTAAAAAATTCCGGGAATGGGTAGACAGGGGCAAGATGGCGATGGAGGACGTAGCAACATCGTATCAGTCGTGGCGCGGCTACGCAAAACGCTTTGACGCATACAGGACGCTTAAAAGCATGGATGCGCTGTATTCAGAACTATTCATACAAAGGGAGGAATGAAATGTACCGCATAAAAAAGGGAGGCGCTATCCTCAGCACCGAGGACGGCGCCGTTTATGTACGGCTGCAAGAAAACGGAGTGTACATCACCTGCCCTGAGCATGAAGCTCAGGGCATTGTCGTAAACGGAGGCAACATATACGCCTTGAATGGGCGGGGCGGCTTGCCCGGGCTGGAGGCTGTAACGGTAGAGGAATTCTCCGGGGCGGCGCTCATTGCGGAGGCACACAGCGAATTGGACGGCCTCATTGCGGCTGCCAGGCAAAGCCTCATAAGCCCGCCCTCCCAAGGCGCACCGTGGAACGCCGAAGCCCGCTATACCGTCGGTGATACCGTGGAGGGCGGGTATGTGGCACTGCGATACAGCCGTGGCAAAGACCCCACAGACACGGCCAATTTAGGCGTTTACTGGGAGATGCCGCAGGTCAGTTATCCGGCGTGGAGCGATATCGAGGACGGCACGGTGATAACAGAGGATACCATAGTCACCCATGAAGGCAAATCTTGGAGGTGTATTTCCCAGCATATCAAATCCGCGGTGTATAGGCCCAAGACAGGCAGCTCCAAATGGAGCGAATACACGGAATAAGGAGCCGCACGGCTCTTTTTTCATAATCAAAAACAAAGAAAGGAAAACATTATGGAACTTAAAGACACCATCGAACTTATGAACAGCACCGACTATAAGGAGCGCTTTAGAGCTGAGTATTATCAGACAAAAAACCGCTATGACAAGCTCGACAAAATGTGTTGTCTCTATGAGGCAAAGAAGCTGAACTTCACGCCAAGCTGTCCCCTTGAGCTGCTCACCGAGCAGAAACGGCATATGGGGAATTACCTCCATTGCCTGAAGGTTCGCGCGGCGATCGAAGAAATAGAACTTTAAAGAAAGGAAAACTACCATGAAAAAACTCACTTGTATCCTCGCGGTTATGCTCATGCTGTGCCTTTGCACCATAGCCTACGCCGCAGACCCCGTAACTCTGGATATAACCGCGCTGGACTACCAGACCGGCAAGGCGGTATCCAAAACCTACGTCAATAATGAGCTATTTTTGCTCAAGGTTGACCTGGGCATACCCCGGTTTTACGACCTGACCGATATGGAGCTTATTGTGGAGCTGGACGGGGTAAAGCTGGACGCGAACGACCTGAGATTGGAGGCTGGCACATATTACCTGAGCGGCATAGTTACCGACCAGCCCGCCGCCCTCCGTATAACCGTCAAGGACATGGCATACGAAAACGCCACCACGGCCGAAGAACTCTACAACGCCATGCAGAAAAACAGGACTGTAAGCAAAACCTACTATTTTAACACCGCACAGCCCGCCGAACAGCCCATTGCAAAAAATCCCGTGGTGATACCCAAGACTGGCGGCGCCTCCGTCCTCGCATATGCGGTATCCATAGCCCTGATAGGGTTCGGCCTTGCGGTAGCAGGTAAACGCAGATGAGCAGAATAGACGGTTTTATCGCCTACCTGGAATCCCACGTAGGCGATATGTATGTATGGGGAGCGCAGGGACAGCGCGTGGACACCATGGACGACCCCGAGACATGGATCAGACGCAGGGAGACCAGCACCCGCAATTACGACAGGGCTGTTAAGTTCTTCCGCGGCGCCGCCAAACGCCCCCTATATGCTTTTGATTGCTCCGGTCTGATCGTCCATTATATCAGCGACACTATGCATTGGATCAAGGGCGACACCTCGGCCCACGGCCTATACGGCATGTGCCGGGATAACCGGGGCTATTTTGGCATGGCAGAGATGCGTCCCGGCGATTTGCTATTTATCGAGGGCACGAAGAACGGCCAGAAGGCCATGGTACATGTCGGCGTATACGTCGGCGACGGCTACACCATAGAGGCGAAAGGCCGCGACGATGGCGTATGCAAGCGCAAGCTGTCCGATGGCAGCTGGACGCACTGGGGGCGGCTTGCCCTGCTCCAGCAGGAGGAAGAAAAGGAGGAGGTAAAGGCGCGGAAGATCATAACCCTGACTACCCCCATGATGAGGGGCGACAATATCAAGGCATTGCAAACCGCCCTTAACTCCCTGGGCTATGACGCGGGGGACGCGGACGGCATAGCGGGCAAAAACACCATTGCGGCCATACAGCGGTTTGCACAGGCACACAGCATGGCACCGACAGAGCTGCCGGACGTGCTGCAGGTATCCGTGTCCGTTGACGGCAAAATATACGTAGGCACAGCCAAAAGATAAGGAGGAAAAAACAAAATGAACATATCTGAATGGATCAAAACTATTGCCGCCGCTGTAGGCGGCGCACTTGCGTGGCTCTTCGGCGCCTGGGATCCCCTGATAATGGTACTGGTGGCGGTGATGGTGTTAGACTACGTCACCGGCGTAGCCGACGCAGCAGTGACCGGGACCCTCAGCAGCGCAGTAGGATTCAAGGGATTGCTGAAGAAAATCTTTATACTAATACTGGTGGCACTGGCAGCCCTTATTGACAGACTTGTGCCCGCCACCAATGGGGCGGTGCGCAGCGCGGTGTGCATGTTCTACATAGCCAACGAGGGCTTGTCCATACTGGAGAACGCCGGCACGCTTGGCCTGCCGCTGCCCGAGGCGCTCAGAGGCGCCCTCCAGAAGCTCCACAACAAAGGCAACGCAATAGAAGATACCGAACCTACCGACAAAACAGCATAATATCATCCCACGTTCGGGAATCCCTTTCAATCGCCCCTGCTTCGGCGTGGGCTTTTTTATTTGCCTTATTTTTTTAGTTTATGGCGTTTTGCTGTTGCATTACCACCCAATGAGTGGTATAATAAAGCCATAAAAAAGAGGAGGGCAAGACAATGACAAAGAAATTTGAAAACCGCGTCAAGAAGGAAATGACCGTAGACACCAAAAAGTACCGCTATATATATGAGTGCATCGCCAATCAGGGCATAGCCGTAATTAAGCGCCTGCCGATATCGGAGCTTGATACAACTGACTCCATCACCGGGTGGGAGACGGTAAGGGAATACAAATGACTATCAGAGAGATCAGAGACCTGACAGGACTGTCGCAAGCCGCCTTTGCGGCAGCCCTGAACATACCGAAGAGGACCATTGAAAACTGGGAAAGCGGCGCCCGCAAATGCCCCGAATATGTCACCGCGCTGATAGAGTACCGCGTGAGGCACGACGGCAGCCTTGCGGGAGGAGCATAATATGCAGTGCCGTTGTGAGAGGTGCGGTGCCGCTTTTGAGGGTAGTGGCGAGCGGAGGTTTTGCGATGCCTGCCTCAAAAAGATCAGGACAGAGCAGACCCGTGCCTGTAGGCGCACATGCGCCATATGCGGGCAGGAATTTGTCGGCGGCCTCCGGGCTAAATATTGCAATAACTGCCGCATTATTGCCCAACGAGAGCAACAGCGGCAATATAAGCGCATGGGCGCAGCGCGGCCGCTTGGGAGCATAGATCATTGCGCTAAGTGCGGGGCAGAGTATAACGTTGAGAGCGGAGCGCAAAAATACTGTAAGGCCTGCGCCGAGACAACTGTGCGAGACAACATACGCCGACGCCGCCGGGATTATAACAAAACCTATGATATGCCGCACGTCAAGCCTAAGCGCTATTGCGTGATATGCGGTAAGGAGATTACCACACCCAAAAACACGATAACGTGCAGTGCGGAGTGCGCTAAAATCCGCAAAGCACAGAGGCAGGCTCGGGCGGATTATAACCGCGGGCACAGGCTTGATGATGTGGAGGGCTACGCTCCGACCAAAGCCGCACCGCGCAAACCCAAATATTAAGAGGGCTGCTATAATGTATAACCTTAATGACCACCACCAACTGTTATTTCCCCAGTTACACATATTATATTGCCTCCTTTAATTTCGGGCGCTTAGCGCCGTTCTACGATATAGTACGCAAAATAGCCATTTTGTGTGCATATCAGCTTTTTTCAGGTTGAAGAAAAGGCAAGGCCGTGTTATTATTGAAAAAGCGAATAATAATTTTGGCAGTCCTGCCGAAAGGAGAAATATATAATGACAAACCTTACTATGGATAAGATAGTTGCACTGTGTAATAACCGCGGCTTTATATTTCCGGGCTCGGATATATACGGCGGCCTTGCCAACACATGGGATTACGGCCCATTGGGCGTTGAATTCAAGAACAACGTAAAAAAGGCCTGGTGGCGCAAGTTTGTTCAGGAGAGCCCATATAATGTAGGCATGGATTGCGCAATACTGATGAACCCGGAGACCTGGGTGGCCTCCGGTCACGTCGTCAGCTTCAACGATCCCCTCATGGACTGTAAATCCTGCAAGGCCAGGTTCAGGGCTGACAAGCTCATAGAGGACTATGCCAACGAGCATGGCCTTACCGACATACACCCCGACGGCTGGACCAACGAGAAAATGTCCGAGTATATTGCAGAGCAGGGCATAAAGTGCCCGGAGTGCGGAAAGAGCGACTTTACCGGCATTCGCAAGTTCAACATGATGTTCAAGACCTTCCAGGGCGTAAATGAGGACACTGCCAGCCAGATCTACCTCCGCCCCGAGACCGCGCAGGGCATCTTTGTAAACTTTAAGAACGTACAGCGCACTACCCGCAGGAAGCTGCCCTTCGGCATAGCTCAGGTGGGCAAGTCCTTCCGCAATGAGATAACGCCCGGCAACTTTACCTTCCGCACCCGCGAGTTCGAGCAGATGGAGCTGGAGTTCTTCTGTGAACCCGGCACCGAGATGAAATGGTATGAATACTGGAAGGATTACTGCCATAAGTTCCTGCTTTCCCTCGGCATGAAGGAGGAGCATATACGCCTCCGCGAGCATGCCAAGGAGGAACTCAGCCACTACTCTAACGGCACTACCGATATAGAGTTCCTGTTCCCCTTCGGCTGGGGTGAGCTCTGGGGCGTTGCGAGCCGTACAGATTACGACCTGAAGGCCCATCAGAACCATTCCGGCAAGTCCATGGAATACATGGACCCCTTCACCAACGAAAAGTTCGTTCCTTACTGCGTAGAGCCTTCCCTCGGCGCGGACCGCGTAGCGCTGGCCTTCCTGTGCGACGCATATGACGAGGAGACTCTTGAAAACGGCGATGTGCGCAACGTGCTGCATCTGCACCCTGCCTTGGCTCCTTACAAGGCGGCCGTACTGCCCCTGCAGAAAAACAAGCTGGGCGACAAGGCAAGGGAAGTATACGAGCTTCTGGCCAAGCACTTTATGGTGGATTTCGACGACAGCGGCGCCATAGGCAAGCGCTATCGCAGGCAGGACGAGATAGGAACTCCGCTGTGCATAACCATCGACTTCGATACCCTTGAGGACGAGACTGTCACCGTACGCGACAGGGATACCATGGCTCAGGTTCGCATGCCCATAGCGGAGCTTGAAGGCTATATTCAGAAAGAAATAGATTTCTAAAAGACACATTTGCCCTCGCTGGGCGGCTTCCGGCGAGGGCGCATTCATAATACCATATACCGTTCAAATCAGGCATTTTTATTTCAGCTCAAAATAATACGCGTTTAAATCAACCGATTTTCTCAAACAGCTTTGGAGTTCAAATACGCATCGAGATGCGTTGCTTAATCATCTCAAAAAAATACAAGGAGGAGGGTCTATGAGAAGAACGTTGACCGCTGTTTTGCTTGCCGCGATGCTGGCTTTTTCGCCGGTTGCGGCATACGCGGATCCCGGTATCGGCGAAGAGCAATACGGCGGGCTGCAGGAGGCCGTGGATGCGGCAAAGGATGGGGAAATAATAGAGGTTTCCAAGGAAGATGACGCGGAAAGCATAACTGTTGCGGGAAAAGCGGTTATCATCTGCGTTGTTGACGGAGAGTGGAGCGAAAGAACAACTGACACGGAATGCATAGCAAGGCTCAGCGGCAATGACGGTAATGGCGCATATTACGTTGTGGGCGACCTTGACAGGTGTGTTGCGTGTGATACGAAGGCTATATGCGGTGCGGAGGCTGCCATTTATGAGCTTAAAAAGAGCATAAAGCTCAAAAGCGATGTTACCTTTGCCAACTGCGGAGCGGATACCAGCGGCATAACCGTAAAGCGGGAGCTGTGCATAGACCTAAACGGGAGGACCATAGCCCAGGAGCGGGGCGAGAACGCATATAACGTCCAT